TTTAGGATGCATTGAGTGCGCAGGAAGCGCACTCAAAAGTTCTAAAGAGAAAGGCTGTTATGTGGTTTTGTGAGTTCTTTAAAGTAGCGATAAAGTCTTATAAAGAAACAGCTGCTTAATTTGTTATCACATCAAAATATATGGGCAGATATATCGTGATTTAATCAATTTCTGTAATTGGGGGACTATGGGGGTGTGTATATATATATATATATACCCGAGGGGGGAGTTGGCGAAGAGGGGGGAAAATAGAAAACTATATATACTTAATAGATATAAAATACTAATGAAAGTGCAAACTAATTTATCTATTGACAAAGATATTAAAGAAAAAGCTCAGCAGGTTGGAATGGATTTGTCAGAAACTGCAGAAAGAGCGTTTCGTGAGAGATTAAATATTAAAGAAATCTGGATTAAAGACATTTGTGAATTCTGTGGAAAAGCTGAAGAAAAAGCAACTGCAAAAGACCCGCATGGACTTTGCTGGCTTTGCCCTGATGAAAAATGGATTTGCGACGAATGCTTAAAATCAAAAATGTCGCATGTAACCTCTGTCCAATAGATTTAAATTCAGCCTTGCAGCTATAATCACTAAAATGACTAATTATAAAAAAGGCGTGAGATTAGAGCAAGAAGTAATAGATATCTTCAAAGAGCATGGCTGGGATGCATTGCGTTCTGCAGGCTCACATTCTCCTTTTGACGTTGTTCTTGTAAAATACACTGATCCACCAAAGCAGTTTAAAATTCAAGGCAATAAAAAAATCTGCTTTGTTGCTTTTGTTCAGTGCAAAGTTAAGCGACTAAAGAAAGAAGACACGCCAGAGCAAAGCCCACCCCAATCGTCACTCCAACAATCACAATAAAGACATAAATCAGTCTTGCTAGTCTTTCTACATAACTAAGGTTTTGTTGTTTCATTTTTAATATGCTCTCCACACATCTTGATGATAGCTTCTACAAAAACCACGTCTTTCTTTAAAACTTCAAGATTTAGCTCATATCTTTTCTTAGTTTCTATCCAAAAGGCTTCTTCCTTGCTTTCAGCCATTGTAAATTCTTCAGTTTCTATCATTGAAACTCCTTTTGGGCCTGCTTTATGCACAAGATTGCCTGAGCCATTAAAAGCCCGATATCAACAGGCTTTATAGTTGCATCACTCTGCATTGTAGCAGCGTTTGCATTCAGCATTGCTATGCACAAATCCTTGGAATAAGCGACATAAAAGCTTGAAGTGTCGTAGCTTTTCTTGCTTTCAAAAGGCTTAGACTCTTGAACCTCAGCCTTTGGCTTGCCCTTGTTAATAATCTCGTCAATCATCTTCGAAGCCTCTTGCTTTGACATTCCGTAGCTTATTTTTATGCCAGACTTCAGCAGAAACGCTTTCTGTTTATCAGTTATTTCGTCCATTTTTTTGTTTTAACCCCCTTACATTTTTGTTTATCATTCTTCAAATAATACCCTCTTGAATATTGCCCGTGCGATATCTGGGTCTTTGACTTCGTGCAAAATCTCCTGATATAATTCCTTAAACCATTTCACTCTGTCCTTAATTCTTTGGTGTATCATTTTTTTCTGTTTTACTTTTTAATTGTTCTTTAAATTTTCTTCTTAATTCTCCTATGGGAAAATCGTTATATTTAGCAAAGAACATTCCGCAATAAATGCAGTAAAAGACAGCCATTTCATTATCGCTGAATTTCTCTGACATTCTCCAGCCTATTCTATTGCAGTTCTGGCAGATTTTTCCTTTGTTCCAGGTTGTCCATTTATTCGGGGATTTTTTAAAAGGCACATCTTTAAAACATTTCATTTCAAATCCTCCTCGGTGATGTTGAAGAACTGCTTAATAAAAACAATAACTCTCCTTTCACTCTCCGCTCTATCTTTAAAATATTCTCCTCTATATTTAATAATATTTTCTAATTCTTTAACCCATTTTATCGCTTCTTGTTTCAAATCTGCATTAAATTCTAAAAAAGCCATCATCCAATATTGTTCGCTTTCTATTTCTCTATTATGTTTATTATAAATATCCTTCAAAGTTTTAAGTTCTGTCATGTTTTGATAATTACCCCTGTTTCAATAAACTCAAAATGTTTTTTATAACAATCATCACAGACAATATCACAATCTTCGGCATCAAATTCCTCACCAAAATTCTTCTTAACTTCATCTTCCATATCTTTTGTTGGGGTTGTTAATTCCTTTTTCTTTTTACAGATTCTACAATTATAAAATTTCATATCAGTTTTTCCCCCGCCAGTTTGTCATTTAAACAATCATCACAGATGTATCTTCTCTTTTCACATTCTTGTCTTGTTAGGGAGATTGCTTTTTCCCCTTTTTCTATTCTTTCCTTATGATAATCAATAACTTTCTGATTATTTTCTCTCATCTTAATTATTGCTTCTTTTGTCTCATTATCTTTTGCTCTTCTGAATAATTCAATATCTTCACCATCTTTTATCTCAAACACTTTTATTATCTTAAAATCATCAGCATAAACTTCTTTTAAAATATTATCATCGTCGGTTTTCATATTAAATCTTCCTCGGTTAAGTTGAAGAATTTTGTAAAGGCAAAAATTTCTCCATTCAAAAACATAACTGCTTCTTTATCATTATCATCAGTTTCTTTTAGATGTTCTTCACATAACTTAACCCATTTTATCGCTTCTTGTTTCAGTTCTCTTTCCGAAAAGATTTTTGTATAGGTATCTTTTCCAGTTGACATAGATGTTGAAAGGTTATTTCCCAAATCCTTCAAAGTTTTAAGTTCTGTCATATCAGCTTCTCCCCCGCCAGAGCGTCTATTCTTTCTTTAAACAATTCTACAATCTGTTTCTCCCTACTATTAATTGGCAGACATCCAGTATCTTCCTTCAATCTCCTCACAAATTCTTTTACATCTTCTTCAATTACATCTTTCCATACAGCATATTTTATTTCATTTTTACATCTACAAAATTCGGGAGAAGCTCTACAATAAACACAGAATTTCTTCTGTTCAAAAATATCACTCAAACAAAAATCCCCCGAAGTTTTGTCCTTTCTACTCTTAGCCATCTTTAAAGCATTATTAACAATATTTTTAGCAATTTCTTCATCAGTTTCATCTTCGGGAGTTTTAGCGTCAGCGTCAGATAAACTTTTCAGTGTGTGACCGTCTGTTTTATCCAAGGGCTGACTTTGAGGTTTAAACATTTGACAAACTATAAGATGCTTACCACCTAATTGTTTACAATCTGGACATTTTATTCTACTTTCGGTTTTAGTTTTCATTTTCAATCTCCTTACACTTTTTCTTATACTCTTCATAAGCTGGGTCTGTTATTTTCTCATACTCTTTCCAAGCTGGGTCTTTTATTTTCTTATACTCTTTCGAAGCTTCATCTTTTCTTTCTTGTTTAGTTTTCATTCCAATCTCGCCTCTTCTTGCTGTTTTTCCAAACACCATTTATGAACAAATTCAGGTCCTGTCATTATCATATCTTCAGCATTTATGATTTCCTCATCACATAAATAACATTTCATTTTTTTATATCCTGCAAGAATTTAGTTAATCTAAAAAACCACGATTGAGCTGTTTCGCCTTTGTATGCAATAAATATTTTTCTGCATAGTTTGTAATCAGCCATCCTTATTCTGATTGTTTGTGTTTCCATAAGAAACTAATGGAAACAGCATTTATAAACCTTATCTACCTAAAAAAACAGATATCATTTTTCTAAAGCATCAAGTCGTGCTTTTATTGCTGCAATCTCGTCGGGAATGTTAAAATAGGCTTTTATACCCCTGACTAATAAAGCCTCATTAATAGGTTCTTCTAAAATTGTTTCGTCTATTTCGTCTGTCATCTTGATGCTATCAAGGTAACTGTTCCTTGGTCTCCTTTGTAGAAAAACGAGCCGCCTGAAACGAAGAATGAACCTGAACAAGAAGTTAAAGTCAGTGTTGGGGCAGTTGTATTAGCCATGCTCCCTGCTCCTGCGATTGTTAATTTTTGGTCAGGACTCGTTCCAATTCCGACGTTGCCGCCGTTTTGAAGAGTCATGTAATCGTTATAAAATGAACCAGCAGAAGAATATCTACCAATGCGAAGATCACCAGTGCTCGAATCCACCCAAAACGATGTCCCGGCAACCGCGTTATCTTGTTCGATGGCAAATTGCTTGATATTTGTGGCGGGTTTAATTTGCAAAGTAGTCCATGGTCCCGTCGTCCCAATGCCGACTCTATCATTTGTAGCATCAATGAATAATGTATTTGTATCAAAAGTGTAATTTCCTGTCGCAGTGTCGCCTGTATTTTTTAAATAAACATCTGCAACTGCAACTGCGGCCACAGCATCAGCATCAGTGTAAATTATGTCTGTTCCAGAAGTCTTTAATGCCTCAGTTTTAACACCTGAATAATTTGGAATTTCAATCTGCGAAGTTCCACCTGTAAATTTTATAAAATCCTGACGCTGAGTTTCAGCCATCTTTATAACGTCGGGTTTTCTGCCTGAACCTTCGCCGCCCATTATATCATCACCTTTTCATAATCCATAAGCAGAGTTGCTTCCTGAGGCGTTAAATTGTTTTCCTGTCCGTCGTGCTTTTGGTTTGCTTCAAGCCCTTCAACAACTGGATAATTGGTTTTTAATTCAGCCTGTCCTATTGTAGCCATTAAAAAGGAAAGCGTCTCGGCTTTTTAGATTTTACCTTTTTTCTCTGCTTTTTCAAATAGTTCAAAGTTTCCTTTAAAAGATTTGTCATTATGATAGAATTAACAGCCTTTAATAGTGCATCCAGCGTTGATATTTGTAACTAAGATTTCTCCCTCTTCTTTGCATCTAATCTTTTTGCCTATTAATGGATTGTCAATAACCGCTGTCTGTATTCCTAAGAATGTCTTCCATGTTGCGGCCCTTTGAGGCACGAACATAACAATAGTTTTGTCATCACAATTTGCACTCTCAACAAGCCTGAAGTTTAGCAATCTCAATAAAACACCGGATTTAACTAAGTCAGATGAGAAATTAGGAATACTTGAGCCTTTGGTGGTTATCAAATAAGTGAGCAGTGTTTGTGTCTGATTAGGATGCATGAAAACAACAAGATTAGAAGTGTCATATCTTTGAGTTCTTATTAATCTTGAACCGCTTAATAAATCCTGAATAGGATTACCATTAGTTGCGTCTCCCCATCCGGTCCCTGCTGCATTTCCAGATAAAGCAAATGAGCCTGACATTTGTGAATAAATCCTGATGTCAATCTGATTTTCAACACCACGAACAGTATCCCTGACAATTGTAGTGTAAACATCTGGGTCGCTGTCGTTTATATCCTCATCTGAAATAAATGGGCTTTCAGCGAAATATTCCCTAATATAAGAAGTCATTCTTGTCCAGTTTGGCTGAATTACAACAGGTTGTGAACCTTCAGCTGTATTAGCAATCATTGAAGCTGTAATTCCAGAAGTGTCAGAACTATCCAAAAAACCAGCTGTCTTTTGATACCATCTAATCTCTCTCGCTGATGTTGGAGTAACTGTTAAGAACTGCTTAAAAATATTCTCTTCATCTGCGTAGCCTGTAGCCACTTTTTGAATGTCAATGCCTCTAATATTTGCCTGTCCTGTTTGTGTCATTTTATTTTTATACTGCTACGAAGCCGAAGCCTGGTCTTAATTCAGCCAGACCTGTCTGTCCGTCAGTGGCTGATTCAAAGGAAACCCCCCATATTCTGGAACCTGATAAAGTAAGGGTTCCAACAGCTGAAACTAATCTATTCGAACCTATAACTAATGCAAGAGGGTCGCCTGCTGTTACGCTTCCTGAAAATGTGACTTTGAAAATTCCACTTCTATAAAGTGATAGTTTTGTAATGCCGCTGGAAGCAACTTTATCCCCCCATGCAACTCCTGCAACCATTGCATTTGTAGCTGCTGGTGCAATTGCTGTAAATGGGTCTGATAATTGAAGATTAGCACCTTTAGTTATTGCAGTGCCGTCGGCAACTGTGAAAGGAATAGGAACAGAAGTCTCCCACATTAATTCACATTCGTCTGCCATTGATAGAATTAAGAAATCAATTCTTTAAATATCTTTCGTTATTCGGTATACCGAACAACTACTTATTCGGCTTACCGAATAACTGATATGCTTTAAGAATTATGCCGATTGTTGCTAAAACATTAAGATAAAACAACTCCCAAATCATATTCCCTCGTGCCACCAGCCTTCGTAAGAACTGCCTGCTTTCTCCTGAACATCGCCTAATTCATACCGAATACCAAGAGGGATTATTGAAACCCAGCTTTTAGAGAATATTAACCCTTGTGTTGAGTTAATTTCAGGTATAGGGTCAATCCTTAAAAATTTTCTGAGATATTCTATAGGCTTTATTTTTATGAATCCTAAACTAAATTCTTTCTCGATATCAAATTCTGCATATCCTATTTTTTCATGAAATCCTAAACCTGTTAAAACGATATCTTTATGCTCTTGTGGAAAAATAAATTCATAAATTCCACCTGGAAGCATTCTTAACTGGCACTCTGTAAAAATATGCTGTTCTTCTTCCAATCCTGTTTCTGGATTTTTCCTATGCAATCTAATGGTTAATTTTTGTGCTCTTAAATCATTTAAAAATGTATCTACCCATTCCATTTTGCCATATGGAATAAAAATTGCGTGCATTTTAAGTTAACTTTATTTCCCCTCTTTCAACTCTTCGCGCGTATTCAATAGGTGTTTCTTCTACGGCGACGGCAGGTTGAACTCCCGCGTCAGTCTTTCCGCCGAGTAAGTTCCTTGCTGCAAGTTCTTCATTTCTCTCGACGAGGGCACGCATTTCTTCAACCAGTTTTTTACTTTCGTTATTTTTTGCTTCAAGTTGTTTAAGAAAACTCTCTTTTTCTTCTGTTTTTGTGACTTTCGGGGTTTCATCTTCTGTTGTCATTTTAAAAAAACCACATCATAAATAAAATCCACAATATCATTCCAAGTAGGAGATTTGTTAAATCTTGTTTATTTTTCATAGGAAATAGAAATATATAGAGTTTATATATTTTACTCTGCTGGAAGCTCTGAAATTGCTGTTAAATCCGATGGGTCAAGTATAACTTTTGCAGGGTTTGGATTTAATATTGCCTGATAAAAATCTCTTTCAAATTGGGGTCTTAAAAAAGTATTAAAATCTTCAAATTTTGCGAGTTCAACCCTTGCTTCTACATTTAAAAATTTATTTAAATCATCTTGTGTTTCAAGATGTAGACGAGAATTTGCTTTATTTAATGCATCCATTTCTGTTTGAAATAAAGAAATAGCTTCATAAGGGTCCCCCCCTGTGTTCACATCATTTATAAGCATCCTTAAATTTTTAGAACTTCTTTGTAAGGTTATATATTGAACCTCTATATTTTCTTTTCTTTCTTCTTTCATTTTTCCTGTGTATCCTGTTATATAACCATGCAAAACGGCAGCTGTGACTGCAATAGGAATGCCTAATAAAGAAACACCCGCTGTAAATGGGGCAGCAGCAACGGCAGGAACAGCAGAAGCGCCTAAAGCAAGAGTTCCTTCAGTTATAGCTTTTCCCATAGCAACTTTTCCCGCGGATTCACTTGATAAAAAACCTTCTTTTTGAGTATTCAAATTTTCTGTAGCTGGTGTCATTTGTTGAATAGAATTTATAGCTTCCCTTCTCGCTTGCATTGATGCCGCTTCCTGAACAGAAATAGCACCTTGCGGGATTGTTGTTTCTTGATTATAATCTTCAACCATCTTATTAACATCTTTTGGATTTAAACCAAGATAGGTTTTCCCCCCTATTGTAACACCTGACAACCTTCCTTTTTCATCTTTAAAAACTTGTGGTTTATTCTCTGCAGGATTTGGAATATCAAATTTTGGTGTTGTTGCAGGTTTATTTAAATTGGCTTTCTCCTCTGGAGATAAACTACTAACCTCAGCTGGTGCTGTCTTTTTCTTTTTAAGTAAACTTATAGGATTCACGATTACCATTTTATTTTTTTATGAATTTAGGTGTTGGCAAAGTCCAACCTGCCAGTCCTGCAACAGCTGCTAATGAAGTCATTAAAAGCACGCCGTCAATTCCATTTAATAATGCGATGCTGTCTAAGACAACAATTCCAATGATGGCTGTTATAATAACTTTTCCGTCTTTTATTTTCATCCTGTCCTCGTCATTCCAACCTGTGCGTCATTAGGTTGGAAACCAACCTGTCCTGTGTTTGCAGCCTCGTTAGACTGCATTTCATCTTTAAGGCTTACAGGGCGATTGAATGTTATTCTAATTCCTAATTGATTCCAGATGTCCTGCTCTAATAATCTCTGCTCTGTCATATATGGCTGTTCAAATGTCATGTAACCGACTTTTGCGTTGGCTTCTGTCGTTCCCTGAACTCCGCCTGTTATAATTTTAGGCACACCGAGAACTTCGTAGAAATAATTATCAACATAATTTATCAAAGCCAACCATCTTGAAGTGTCGGGCGCTTCTATTTGCTCAACTTCGAAGTCTTGCCCTTTTTTTCCTGGCAATATTAAAACCTCTCCGTTCTTAATTGCCTCTTTATATTCTGTCCTTATTGTTCCTAATTTTGTCGTGTTATCCAAATCAACATAAATTATTCTGACAGAACTTCTGTGCATAAGCCTTCTAATATCGCTTAATAATTCATTCTTGAAATCAATTATCCACTTGCAGCTTTCTAAAACAGATATGCCGTGATTTTCATTTGCTATTCGGTCATTGCAAATATGAAATATCTTTGAAACTTTAAATGGCTTATATTCTCCTTTAGAATTAAGAACATCATATCTTAAAATAAGTCCATTTGGTTCTTGAACTATCCTAACTCTTGAAGGATTTAATTTTTGAAGATTAATCAGAGTTTTATCTTTATTATCTCCCCTTATGATTTCTGCATAAGCATCGCCGTTTGTTTTCTTGACGACAATCATGTCCTGCATTATGCTATCGAAACTATCTTCACCCCAGCCAGTAATATGCTCTAAAATTATTTTATCTCTCGTGCTTTGAGTTGTCCAGCCTTTTCCACAGGTCCATATTGCTAAACTTCTAACAGCCTGACGATATTCTGGAATTGTTTTAAGATAGCCTAAATAAGTTGTCCAGTTGGGATTTGTCCAGTAAGTTTCGCCTTCGCCTGTTGCTTCATCAAGAGTTTTAGCTGCGACTGAATAATTAGGCACGCCTGTTTTCATCTGCGTCGTCGTTAAATTTGCTAATTCTGTATCTGTCATGTTACGATTTTAAATGGAATGTTTGCGATTAGTTTAGTTGTTTCGAAGTTTCCTGCTGTAAACCAGTCATCATCTCTGTTCTGAGGGTCGCATGCAATAAAACCTCGCGGGGAATTGCCTGCATCTACGCCCATTATTCCCGCTTTTACTCTTATTTGTTCGCCTGCCTTTATTAAAGTTGGTGTAATTCCAGAGATTTGGAATTGTGTCGTTCTCATTACTCCGCCTGCCGAACTTATGGATGAGCCTGACATATAACCAATATTTGTATAAGTTGAGCCGTCATATTTGTCTAAACTTACAAAAGGATAATTGTTATTGCTTGAAGTTGAGTTTGTGACTCTCCAAGTAACATTAAAGACAGCTGTGCCTTTTATTATTCTCGGACGATTTAATGGTCCTGTAAGAAAAGAGCCACTGAAAGAAACAGCTGTTCCAAGACTTCCAGAAAGTGAAATTAAATGAGAAAATGGCAATGCTGTTGTTAAAAGATATTGCTCTCCTGCGACATTTTCAGAGGTGCATGCGTAGTAAGTTGTTATTCCTGTGCCTTCGTCTACATCGCTGTAATTATAGCTTGGAATTAACGGCTGAACTGTTTTAGGATATTTTACAGGTAGCATTATGGTGTTTGGATTGAATTTGATTTAAAGTTCTTTAAGAACTCTATACACTCCTTGTAATTATCATAATTTACGTTTATAAGTAACTCTGGTTCTCCTGGGAAATAGCCAGAGGGGTTTGATTTTATAATCTGATTTGCTATTGCGCTACTCGAAGCTAAACTAAGCATGTCCTTTATTTCCGATGGAAGTGTGCTATAAGTTGTATACCAATTTCTTCTCGTTTCTGCGTTAATTCTTCCCTGAATTTCAGAACTTAATATTGCTAAATTAGCTGCGTCAGCTATTGCTGTAGCGTCTGCGTTCTCGCCAGCTTTAAATATTGCGCTTCCGCTTGCGCAGTAAGTCCATGCTGTTGTTGATGCTGTCCATACCATTATAGTTTTCTCCTTAACGTGTCATCAATTTTTAAAAGGATTGCTAATTGCAGGAATTCGTAATTGCTAACGACAATTTTAGTTCCGGGGCTTGGGTCTGACGCAAACGTAACCTTTTTAAAAAAGTTCTCGGGCTTGATATCAGACAATTCCATTCAAATATAAGAAATGCGGAAGTTATTAATCTTTTCCTTTGAAGCCATAGCTGCGCGAACTATCGCTTCACAGATGTGCGACTGCCTGTGGTCTGGATGTGAGATTTTCATCATTGCCCCGCCGCGCTGATTTATATATTCATACTCAGCAGACTTCAAACTGAGCCATATATCTCCGTCGTCGAAAAGCAAAATCTTTCCTTTAGCCATTAAGAAATAGAGATTTGCATAAATTTCTTCTTTCATCCATTTGCTTTTCCTTTCTGAGCCGTCAGGGTTGTATTCAACAATCTTCTCTGCGTTGTTGATGCCTTTAACTCTTTTCTTAAATCCCTGCGTGTTGTAGAGAATATCAAAAACCCCAATTCCTATTCCGCCGTTGTCGAGATAAATTCTTTCGAAGTGCCAGGTCTTATCCCATTCGATTATTTGCAATGCTATCCTGTCAAGATATGCCTCATTCCAAATGATTTGCTCTCTTTGAATAAGCAACTCGCCGCGCTTTTCAAATATTTCAAAGACTGTTTTGTCACCGCCCATTCTGCCGATATCAACCCCAATGTAGAAACTCTGCCCTTCTTTGCCGTAGTCAACTTTCTGCTGAATCATCTGCTTCTTCAGGTATTCGTCAGGATAGAACTGCGTGAGGTCTTCTACGAACTGACCTAAATATTCCTGCGCAAATTCATTTTTAGACAGCCTGTATTCCTCAGACTTGAAATATTCCAGAGCCTTATCTCTCTGGAATTGTAACCAAGACGCGCCGACAGGTCTTTCATTCATAGCTTCGATAGTGTTGATGTGCCAGACTCTGAACTGCGGGTCGTTGTAGCATTTAAAGAAGAAGTTCTTTCTGCCGCAGGGTGTCGAGATAAGCACAATGTCCCCGCCTGTTGTTAAAAGCATAGGGGTGACAGCGGGCCAGACATCCTCAGGCATGAAAGCTGCCTCGTCTGCTATAAGCATGTCGATTGTAAAACCTCTTACGCCCATACCTGTCATTCCAACAGCTTTCGTCCTTATCACGGAGTTATTTGTCAGCGTAATCTTTTCTCTGTTTGTAAACGACTTGTTAGTCTTAATCCGCTTCTTGTATGTATCATCTATATACAAAAGGCATTTCATTAAAAGTTCTCTTGCCTGGTCTTCTGTTACGCTAACTATGAGGATGCTTTTATTTGGCGTGTTGATTGCGAACTCTGACGCTAAAATCGAGGCTACTGTAGATTTTCCAGTCTGTCGTCCAGAGCAAATCACTTTATTGCCTTTGTGTTGCAAAACTTCTTTTTGCCAGGGGTCGAGATTCAAAACCATTTTTTCTTTTTTTTAATTTTTTAAAAAAAGTTTTCCCTAATAGAAAACTTTTTAATTTTATTATTTATTTTAAAAAGAACTTTCCCATATAAAAATCTTTTTATTTTTTTAAATTATTTTAAAAATCTTTTTCCTAATAGGGTCTCTTTTTAATTTATTTTAATATTTTAAAAAGCATTTTTGCTAATAGAAGCCTTTTTAATTTTTATTATTTTTTAAAAAATGTGGGGGTTGTGACCCCCCCTCTCCCCCCCTTTTTGTAAAAGTTCTATTCGTCGGGACTAAGCTAACCTAAGTGCACACTCTCAAACCAAGGCAGTGGGGGCTTTGAATAGGGAACCTTGCTTCGTGCAAGGCTTATCCTATAGGATAAGGTCAGCCAAGAAGGCTGACTTCCCTATTCAATGGGGTACGTTTCCAGTCCAGGTACCCAAATTTGGGCTCTTTAAGGGCTAATGGGCTACTTTAAAGAACTCACAAAACCACATAACAGCCTTTC